GGTTTTTACTGTTCACCGTTTTGGCTATACGCTGTAGAACCGCCAAGTTCCTTATCGCTCACCGACTGGCTCTGCGACTATCCTTTCGGACAGCATATACGGTTTACCAGTTACCGCCCACCCACAGACGGAAGTTGCTTTCGGTTTTAAGGCCGAGTCAACTTTAACCCTGGCTTGTATAGATGAACCATTGCTGGCGCAGGTTTATAGGAAGCCCTGCTTTGGGAGTGTTACCACTCTTATTCTAATGACGCTATACCGCCAATCCCTCTAGCACAATGTGCTTTTGATTACATTGTAAACAGAAACACATTCGCTTTCGTTATGTTCTTAATATAGTATATCTTTTTAACAAAGTCAATAGTTTTTTTCACTTTTTTTAAATTTTTTTCATAAAAAAAGCAGGGCCGAAGCCCTGCTTAAATTGGTTGCTACCGTTCCTATTATTGGAATGATAGTGCGCCGCCGTTGACACCAATCTTTGATAGGTAGTCTGCTGCGTTACCTAGTGATGATGCTTGGTTGTTTAGCTCAACATAGCCATAACGTGTCATGAATGATACTGTTGGCTCGAATGTTGCTGGATCTAGAACTGTACCTGAGCTCATTAGAGGGATGTATGGGCAGTAGAATGCTGCTGCGTCCATTTCGCCATCGCCTTTGTAACCTACTAGGATGTCTGCATCGTCTGCTGCGTACTGGTTTACAAACACTTTCATTGTGCCGTTTAGAGTACCAACGAACTTTGTATTTGTTGGTGCTTCGAATGGGCCTTCTGTTGTGCGAGCAAATGCTGATGTAGTTGCTGACTGTAGAACAGTTAGGATTGTTGGTGAAACTACTACGTAGTTACCTGCGCCACGGCGTGTGCGTGATGCGATGATGTTTGCTGAACGGTTGATTAGAACCGCTAGTGCAGCGTGTTGGTCACCAACGAATGTTGCTTGACCTGAAACGTTGCCTTGATCATATGTGTCAGTTGCAGTACCAGCTAGAGCTAGTAGTGAACCGATGATTTCTTGGTCGATTTCAGCAGTGATTTCTTGTGCAAGTGCTTGCATGATTTCTGCTTCAACGTCTAGACCGTGCATTGCGTTTGCATCCTGTGCTGCTTCAAATGTCCAACGTGCTGATAGCTTGCGTGTTTTTGCTTCAACTGTCTGCTTTAGGACTTGAATTGACATACGACGACCTGCCGCTGCTTCTAGTGTTGAAGTTGAAACTGCTTTACCTGCTGCTGCGTCGCCTGAATAGCCTGCTGCGATTGCGAATGGTGATAGTGCTTCATCACCAGCGTTAACGCCTGCTGCTGTTTCTGAGTAACGTACACGTAGTGTGTGGATTTGGCCTACTGGGCCAGTCATTGGCTGAACACCAACAAGTTCGTTTGCAATAACAGTTGGCATAACACGACGGATTACTGGAAGGATAACTTTGTTTAGTGTTGCAATGTTTCCTGCCATTGTTGTGCCTGATAGTGCGGCTTCTGAAAGGTAGCTCTTTGTGTTCTCAAGAACTGTTTCCATTACTACCTTTTTGTTGCCTTTTAAACCATCAGTTAGGGCTTCTTTTGCTGCGCCCCAGTTTTCAAATAGGTTTTGTGACATTTGGTATACTCCTTATTAATTGATACCAGCTAGTTTTTTAAGGTTAATAATTTCGGCTTCGCTTTCAGTATCCTGTGTGCGGGCCTTGTTACCTGTGATCTCAGTCTTCTGAGTCTCATTAATGATTTGCGCTTTTGGTGCTTTAACTGTTTCGTTAAGCACTGTTGGCAAATACTTGTTGTATGCAGTCTGTAGCTTGCTTGTAGCTACTGACTCAAGTAGGTTTGCCATCAAATCACGCTTATCTTTTGATAGAGGGCTTAGAAGTTCATCCATTTTTTCTTTACGTGCATTTGATTCTGCAATACGTGCTGCTTTTTTATGTTCTGCTTCAATTAGTGCCTCTTTTTCAGTAATTACAATCTGTGATTCAACAAGTGCTGATTTCACTGATAGTAGTTCCTGTGATAGCTTAGAAATTTGTGTGCCTTCGGCTAGGTGTGAGCTCATGAATTCTGCTGCAAATGTTTCGAATAGTTTGCGACCAAACATATTTTCTTTTGCAGTTTGAATGTCTTCTTTAAGTGTTGATAGCTCTGATTTTAGTGTTGATTCTACAATCTTAGCTAGTTTAGCACTTGCTTTTGAGACAAACTCACGTTTAGCTTCAGCAATCATTTCTTTACCTTCTTTCACCAGACGAACTTTCTCTGCGATAAGTTCTTTTTTGTCTTGGTGGAATTCGTTAAGTTCTGAAGTTAGTTGCTCCATTACGAAGTCTTCTAGCTTCTCGAAGTTTGATTCTTGAAGTTTACGGTCTTCACGTAGTTCTGCGATTTCTCTTTTTAGAGTTTCCATTACGAACTGATCTAGAAGTGCAGCGTGTTCTTTTAGCTTACGCTGATATTCAACTTTTGCTGAAACTGCTGCCTTTTTATCTTCAGCAAATTCTACTAGTTCTGCTTTAATTGTATCTGATAGCATTGCATCTAGTGCTTCCACCATTTGCTCTTTATCTGATTCATAACGATTTGCAAATTCTTCACGTAGTTCTGCTGTGATCTCTTCACGTGCTTCAGTTAGCTTGGCATTCCAAGCTTCTGAAAGTGTTGAGCGTACTTCTTCGCTTAAAACTTCTGAACTTAGGAGTTGTTCGATTGCATGAGCCATTATCTTCTCCTAATGTCTAGGTTGTTTATAAATTTAAGTACCTCTTCTTGCAGGTACTTTTGTGCGGCTTTATCGTGGTTAGTTGCTTTTGCAACGTCCATTAGAATATTTCCGCGCTTGCCATTCATGATAGCTTCGTATAGTGGGTCTGGATAAGCATCAGGTGCTGATGGGTTAGCCACGATATCAACAGTTTGAATATCAAACTCTGATACTTGCCCACTTTCATTGACGTTGCCGCTACCACGACTTGACACGCCAAGTTTTACTCCGTTCTCCAATAGTGTACGACAAATGTTTCCCATTGGAGTTGGTAGTAATTTAAGACGACCGTAACCATCTGCTCCGTTCATCCACATTTTTTCAATTATGTGGCTTACACGGTCTAGGTTAACTTGTAGATCATCTGGATGATCTGCTTCGCCTAAAACTGAATAACCAGATTCGATTTTGCTTTGAACTGATTTAACTGCCTTTGCAATTTCTGATACTGGATAGACTCGTTGGTTTTGATTGCGTTTGTCACCCTGAACAAAGATACCCTCCATGAACAAGTTTTTACCGCCGCGGCCATCATCTTTGGCTTCGGTTACGATACTTGCTTGATCAAATGTTAGGTGTTCTCTAAGTGGACGCATTTTATTTTGGAGCCTTATTAATCATTGAGTCTGTGCCTGGCTTAGCTGGTGCTGCGCCTTTTTTCTCTGCGCCGTGACCTTTTGACATCTTGTTTAGTGATGCGCCTTCGCCTGGGTGCTTAAAGCCTGACATAGCTTGTGCTTTTGGTGCTGGACGACCTGCTTCTTTAGCATGTCCTGTGTTTAGTAGTGAACCGCCCATTGCTGGTTTACCTTTAACTGGTGATGCTTTGCCGTCATCGCCTGCTGGCATTTCAACCGGATGGATTGCTCTGTCTTTACCTACTTTTTTAAGTTCAGCTGATTCTTCTAGTTCTTCAGCTTCTTCTTCTAGTTCTTCTTCGTCAGCTTCAAAAGTAAATTCTTCTTCAACTTCTTCATCTTCTTCGTCATCGCCCATGTCCATGTCGTCCATGTCGTCCATGTCACCAGACATATCGTCGTCCATGCCATCTTCATCATCTGACATGTCGTCGCCCATTAGCTTTGCGAATTCTGCTTTTAGGTCAGCTAGCGCATCTTCAACACTTGTGATAGCATCACCGATGTCACCGCTGTCGTCGCCTTCTGCGTCGAAACCGTCATCTGCTGCTAGTTCCATGTCTGCGTCTAGTTCGCCTTCATCTTCATCTTCAGCTTCACCGAATGCTTCTTCAGCTTCGATTTCTTCGTCTGCTGTTTCAATGTCGTTTAGGAAGTCATCTGATTCTTCATCGCCAAATGCTTCTTCTAATTCTTCTTCTGCGATGTCATCTTCAACGATTTCATCTTGCTCAACAAGATCACTCCAGATCTCGCGAGCTTTTTCAACAAAAGCCTCATGTAGTAGATCTTCAGCTGATGCTGAATCACCGTTCACTAGGCTTTCAATGATCTTTGTATAACGATCTTGAGCTCTCATTGTTAAATCTCCTTTTCTATATAGGTGTGGGTTATAACATTATTATTTAAGACGCTTTGGTTAAGACCATAGCGAAATGCGGTTAAAACCGCGATTTTGATTATAGTCTTAGATTTTATTCATAAAATAAGCGTTTTATTCAGTATCTCCAGGACTATACATATCCTTAAATTGCTCTACTTCTTTTTGATGTTCAGCACGTTTCATTTCACGACTATTACGCATTTTATTAATATGCTTTAGTGTTAGTCTAGGACGTCGAGTATCATCAATTTTCCAAGTGCCATACTCATCATCTTCTGCTTTGCGTGTTCCGTTATCTACTTCTTTAAATCTCATTATCTGTACCCCCTGCGGTGCCACCAAGTGGTGATTCACCACCTGCTTCAATATCTAGGTCGCCCCCAAGATCATCGCCGCCTTCCTCGCCAGTATCAAGTTCTGTTGGTTCAAATCCCTCAACATCTCCAGCGCGGACACCTAGACCACCTAGTTCTCCCTTGGCATCAAAACCATCTGATCCATCGTGATCGCCATTTTCTTCTTTCCATAGACGCTCGTTTTCTTTGATCTCATCTTCATTCAAGCCCAAGTACTTGCTGAATAGGAATCTACGACTTAGGTAACCAACACCTTCAAGGCTACCAAATACACTGGCACGTGCTGCTTCAATTTCAATCTCACGGTACTGACTAAAGCTCTGTGGCTCAGTAAAGTGTAAGTCAAAAAGACTACTTGGAATTTCAATACCTTTGTGTTTAAGGAAACGTTTAAATTCTTTATCTAAACTTGGCTGTAGAACTAACTGTAGTCGCTCACAATATTTACTGAAACGGAATTCCTGAATAAGTGCCGTTCCTACTTTACCGTCTTGATATGTTGCCGTACCATCCTCTGGACCTGTTGGTAGATAGCTACTTGGAATACGTAAACCACGCATTAGTTTGTTGTTGAAATACTTTAGGTCGTCAATCTCACCCAAGTTGTCGCCGCCTGGCAACACTTCAACTTTACTACCACGCCCTTCTGCGGTTTGAGCGAAGAAATAGTCTTCCATAATACTTAATGGGTTGTATGCTGCATCAATAATATTTGTGCCACCGCCTGTTTTATTTGGAATACGTGTCTGGTGTACTTCGTTCTTAACACGCTCAACAAAACCCATTGCTTTGTGTGCTGGCATGTTACCAACGTCAATGTAGAACACACGGCGCTCTGGCGCACGTTGAACACGATAGATAATAATACTATCTTCCAGTAGTTCCTTTTGCTTGTATACTTTAAAAATGCTGTCTAAGATACTATTGCCAAATGGCCAATTAGCACTCATCCCGTCAGTTAGAGCAATATGAACAACGTGTGACGCATCAACTGCATACTCAGTATTATTTGAACTATACCCGCCCTGATAAACACCTGATTGTGCTGACATTGCTGTTGTAAATGATGTTGAACCAGCACCAGCCATGTTGTTCAGCTTTTTGGTATCAGTAGTAACCAAATCTGTCAGATTTAGGTTAATATTTTTCATCATATACTGATCAATATCTTTGCCTTTGCTTTCATTGACAATGGCTTTGCTTACATCTGATGGATCAACCCAGATAAGTTTATATGTTTCTGGATCACGAATAAACAACTGGTCTCCGTATTTGATTGCTGCTCGAAATACCCCAAACATTCTGCGTTCCCAATCATTGATATTACACCACTGATTTAATGCTGTTGAGATAGCATTTACTTCGCTTTCTGTTGCATCATCTTTATAATGTATTTCAAAAGGTAGGCGGGTGTCTGGATTTGTTTGTGTAGAAAATTCAGCAATAGTGTCTAATGCAGCATTAATTTCACTATCCATATCCATTTGGTCATACTGTGTATAACGCTCAACACGATTGGGCTGTCCTGAGTAAACCTCAGGCAACCAACTTTGCCATCTATTTGCTTTGGCACGAATCCCATTACTAGGCTCGTATTTTGTAAAATGCTTTTTCCAGCTCATCAGGGGTATACCTTTAATTATAGTGTATTTAGCAAAAAATAATTATGCTCGCAGTGGATCAGATCTACGACTATAACGCTTCATTATGTCTTCAAGATGTTGCATAATTGCAAGATTTCTACGTTTTATTTCTGTTATTTGTTTTATTTGATCATTTATAGATTCACTACCTGCTGAATTACGTTCATTTTCTGTTTCAGCTGGCGTAGTTGTATTAATTTGTCTCGGTCTTTCATTACGAACACCAACTGGTTCTTCAGATATACTTATTGGTGCTATAGATGCATTGATATTATTCGAAACAGAACTAGTATCATTCCCACCAAAGTTTATCATATTACCTAAACCAGCAGTTAAATTAGATAATTGCATTGCTGTCTGTTCTATGTTTGGTATTGATCCTTGAAGTGTGTTAAATGCATTTGCTAATCCAAGTACTGAATTAATACGCTGTTGTATCATTTCTGATGTACGTTCATGTGATAAAATAAAACCTGATTGATCAGGAACAAATAATTCACCTAAACCACCTGGTCGATTTTCACCAACGACATATGGCATATTTGCGGACACACTACCACCTGAATATCTACCAGGGGTATATCCATCAGCAAACATATATCGACGGTTGCCCGGCCATAAAGAATCAGGATATCCATTCAAATCATATACCATCATTCCTGATCCAGGATAATTGGGATGTTCTTTAGGAGTTAAATCAGAAATATTAATACCTATGTCTTCAAGTGACGCTCTATCAAAATCCGATGGGCGATCTACTTCAGACATTGCGCGGTCCCATGCAGGATCACCCCCCATTGTCGGTGGTGTGGCTGCTAGTCTAGAATTTGCTGCGGCAGTAAATTCAGACTGTGTGACTGATTCAGCAATTGGTTCTTCTCTTCTTGGGTTTATTAGATCTTCAAACGCTTCAACGCCTGCTAACATTGCTCTACCAAGAGAATCTGCTGCATCACCTGCAAAATCTAATGGAACAGTTAAAGCATCCTGTGCTGCAAGAACTGCCATAGTTGCATCATTAAATCCTTCAGTAGTTTCACCTGCTTCTTCTATATCTCGCTTATATTGCTCAAGTGCGGCGACAGTTTGTTGTTCTGACATGTCTAAATAATTTCCCATGTCAGTGTCAAGTAACGTACTAGCTGTTCTTAATTCAATCAATGCTTGATTAATTGGGCTTAATGCATCTCCCGCACCCTGTGCCATGATTGCAGTATTTTGACCTGCGGCCCTAACTGCTTCTAAAATAAATTTGTTTATGTCACCGCCAGCAACTTGGCCAGTTCTAATAGCGTCGTTAATTTGATCTAATACTGGAGATCCTGCTGATTGCAGTGCTTGCATCATAGTAGTCGCTTCGCCACCCATACCAATCAGTGCATCACGCACATCAAAGTCTTCAATATGATCAGCAGTTGTTGCTAATTCAGAACCAATTGCATTTGATAATATTGTTCCTAAGCTGCCAAGCTGGTCTTGTCCATATGCTAACTGTGTTAATACTGCTCTGGCACCTTCACTGAATCTATTATCTTCACCGTACGTTTCTTCCATTCTACGAAGTGCAGCTGAAACTTGCGGGGCACTAAGTGCAGCGGCACGTGCTTGTAGCAATTCATCACGACTTTTACCGGTTAAACTAGCCAATGCACCAGTTTCTAGCATTAAGTCTCTGAATCCATTCTGTAGTTTTACCTGCGCATTGTTTGTATTTCTGTTGACTTCGCCTGTGCTACGTGCTACTGATATATAGTCAGCAAACGCTTTCGCCATTTGTTCGTTACTCATGCCAAAGTCGCCGAAATCATTAGCGGCTCTGTTTACATCTCTGAACATTTCAGTAAAGATCTGTGTACCTCTAGAAACGCCGCCGCCAAACAGTTGTAGTGTTTGCCCATATTCACCCGCAATACTAGCTAGTTGTGTGTATGTAATACCGCCTTCTCTGGCCGTAGTATATAAATCTTCATATGTAGCTGCACCTTGATTGAATACCACACCAGCGTTTATCATTGCTTCTTGTGCTTTAGCGAATTGTTCAATCTTTGCAGCATTGAAACCTAACCAACCAAACGCGGCATCGCCCAATGCTTCTACACCAGGAGCCCAATTGCTTAGTGTTTTACCTAGAGCGCCAAACGCTCCTCTGGAATCTTTTAATCCAGTTAAAGTTTTTCCAAATCCAGCACTTGCTGTCTTTGCTGCATCAACTAAGTTACTAAGAGGTGTTTCAGTGTTACTAAATTTTCCAACAATGTCTGATGTGCTTTTTGCAAGTGTTTTCGTTATTTGTTGGGTTCTTTTATTTTCTTCATCCGCATCTTTTTCTCGGCGCTCTCTTAATTTCTTAAAAGCGTCTCTGACAGATTGACTTATACTTGTAGTATCAACAGCGTTGCCTTTTACAACTTCAATTAATTTTTTATCAATATCATTACTGAGCTGCATCTGCGCAACTAATGCTTGAAGTGCAGTTTCACTAGCCCATGCTGGTATAGCAATCGTTTCACCAGTTGGCAGAATAATATTATTAGTGTCTGATGCCATTTATCTAATTGTTCTTTCTACCAATTCGTCAGTACCTGCCGTATCTGTTAATCTACGTGATGCTTCAAGTATTTCAGCATCTACGTCTCTTAATTCTCTAACAGTTTCTTCTTCAAGATCATTCTCATCTGTATTTATTCTAACTTCTGGTACATTATCAGCGGCAGGAGTTACCGCTGGAATCGTAGGTGTGATGGGTGTCACAGCAATATCATCATCCATTACAGGATCAGCAGTGGAAGGGATACTTGGTACTGTTGGTACTGTTGGTGTGGCTGTCGTGGGTGTTTCAGCAGTACTTGGGAGTGCAGGTGCATCTGTTCTGTCGACAGGTCCTGGAATTTCCCTATCTGTTGGCGGAATGGCGCCGTCTCCTTCAACAGGCGCCGTGGGATTAACTTCTGCTACTGGTATAGTTGGCGAGGATAAATCAATTCCTCGCTGTCTTGCATGTTCCGCAATTCTCACATCTAGATCAGAAATAGTTATTGCACCATCGCGGTTCATATCTAAGCCAACGTTTTGATTATAGTAGTTTTCACCTCGACTTGTTAACACATCTCTTCTTGCTCTGCCAGGTAAGAATACATATGCATATAGCTTTCCTGCACTTGCGCCGGCTAAACCGCTTGCGTATTGTTCAAAATATTTTTCAACCCAAACCATTTGCTGCGCACGGTTCATTTGAATTAAAGCATCTGTAGTTGTACCTAAGCCTCGTGCAGTTGCAGGCATAAACTGTATTAACCCTGTGGCTCCTCCATTTGGATTTCTAGCTTGCGGATTAATTCCACTTTCAGAAGCCATAAGTCCCAACAGCGCATTTGGATTGAACCCAAAACGCTGTGATATTCTGTCTACTTCTGCTAAAAATTCTCTATCTTGTGCCCATGGTTGGTTTGAATTAACACTAATAGGCGCATACCCACCTCCGGAGGCGCCGGATGATGTTGAAACTATCCCTGCAACTCCGGGCGTAAACCCACTTCCGGTAACGCCAGTCTGTTCATACATTGATTGTGTCAATCGTACTGCTTCATCATATGATAAATCAGTTTTACCTTGCAAAAATGACTGTGCTGCTATACGATCCTGTCTCGCTCTTTCAGCACGATCCTGCCTCGTAGTCACAGTTATTTCTGATACATCAAATATATCACTCCAGATATCCTGTAATGAAGATAATTTATCACCAAACGTACTGGCCATGCTACCTGTTGTTTCAAAGTTAGGTGCTAGTATAGTGTAAACACGCAACATTGCTTCACGTGCATCATCAATTCCTTGTATAGCTGCGCCTGCTGTAGTTGTTTCCTTAGCAACTAGTTCAGGCGTAAAGTTTAATTGTGATTGAGATGCACTCATAAATTCTTCTGCGGCGAGCCACGCCATATCTCTTACGTGCCCAGATGCTAATGTTGTTTCATTAAATGTTACTCTGAAATCTGGGCGTGATTCCCTGAGATATAATAATGATTGCTGAAAATCATAAGACAACTCACCAGGATTTTCATAATGTCCAAATGCTGTTTTTTCAACAATGCTAGCAAATATTCCCACAGCGTCAGGGCCTAAGAATGATAAGGTGTCATATAACGTCTGTTCAATGTTATCTATAGCAGTAGTGTTAACATCGATGTCATATTGTGTTCTGTCAACCCATTGCAGTAACATCTTTGCCATATCAGGGCCTAGCATTTCGCCCACTTGTGCAAGTTCACCATATGCCATTTCACTACGTCTCACAGCATTTCCATTTTGGTCGTTTATCAATAGACTTGCAAATTTATTGATAGATAAAATGTGAGATGTTTCGTTAAGAGCAGTAGCACGTGCTTCTAATAGTTTGTCTCTCTCAATACCAGTGGCGTTTGCCATACCAATAGCAAACGCTGTTACACGTTGAAAACTATCTGCTATCTTCGATCTGGCATTATTATTAAGACTATCTATCTGTCCTGATCTTGTTAATATACGTGCTTCTTCAGCTAATCTTCTAGCAAGTTGTTGTCCGCTATATCCAAAGTCTGCTATTCCTGCTGATCCGTTATCTACATTGTTGGCAAAATCTAAAAATTGGGTATAACCGTCAACAGTATTTCCACTTAATCTCGCCAGCGTCATATTGTATTCCTGTAGTGTTTCAACCATGACACCAAGGCTCATACTTAATTTCGCCGCTGACTCTCTAAAGTCCGTGTATAATTCTAAATCACTAGCAACAATGCCAAGTCCTATCATTGCTCTCAATGATTTTTCTTGTTCACTTGCATACTCTGCTATCATGCGTTCTACTGTAAAAGTACCTGCAATTGCAGCACCAACAACAACAGTTGCTCTAGAAACATTAGGAGCAAGTGTTCTAATGAATCTATTTCTAGCTAAATCACTAGATGATTCCTGTAATGCCCAAGCAAAATCTTCAGCAATGTTGGCGACTGTAGAAAGAGGATTTGTATCTCTGCCTATACCTCCAATACTTTTTAAAAATGCATCAGACGATTTTTTTAATATACCTGTCAACGCACTGTTACGTTCCTTGTTAAATGCGTTAACAATATCATCAGTAATGTCATTGCCCTTACCCATTTGAACAATGGCTTGATTTATCAATAAATTAGCTTTAACTGCATGTGCAAATACCTTGTCAAGTGTAGCTTCTCTTGCCCATGGATATGAAGCATCGAGTGTAAGTACTGCATTTTCAATAGGGGATACCATTATTGACCGGCCCTTTCATTCGTTGCTTCATCATCGAAAAATGATCTAATAGATGCCCATGCTCTTTCAACGACTGATGCTGACTCTAATTCTTCTTCAAGTAATTCTTCAACCACAGGATCAACTGTAGCATCAGTAGTGCTTGGTTGTACTGCGCCATCATCTCTAGCGGGGATTACTGGAGGAACGGCAGGTGTGACCGGTGGTTCAGTAAATGTTTCAACTGTTGGCTCTGGCACTGTTGCGGGTGCAGTGGCGGTCGGAATAGCTGAAGCATCTGGGTCAGCAGTAGTAACATCAGTTGTGCCAGGTGCACCGGTATATTCCCAGTGCCAAGTTTCATGTGCCATGCGTTGATAGAAACCATATTCCATGCCATGCTGGCGAAGCCACTGATATTGTGGGGCTGCTTCATGCTGTCTATATATTGTACCTTCATCAAATGCAAGACCCCATCCGTGGTTTGATCCGCCTGGATATGCTACCCATCTACGTCTTTCAGAAAGCGGTCTAGTTGATGTATTCCAGAGGTGTAGTTGGCGTTCATAGTCTCTGTACGTTGAACTTGCCTGTATGGTAACACCATCTGCCGCGGCGGCAGCAACCATTCTATTAAACGCATCAGCCGCTCCTACGCGAAGTCTACCGCCTCCTGTGACTGCTTGTAATTCTCCAGGAGTCAATCTACCATTTTTTAATGTCCCGCCTGCGCCTGGATCAGCAGCGACACCAGTTAACGTTGCGCTCATTGCGCCCGTTGGACCAAGTGCTACAGCGGCAGCGGCGGCGTAAGGGTCAGCGCCTGCTCGAAGTGTACCATCTGATTCAAAGTATTCACCATACTGACTGTCCCAAACTCGCTGCGGGTGTCTAGGACTAGTTGATATAAATCCATTATTTTGCCACCATCTAGGTCTAGGTGGTGCTATTGGTGTACCTGTTGTGCCTTCATCATCAGTTATTGGATCATAATTAACCAATGGACCCAATACTAGCCCAATAACATCTGTCAACCATAATATAGTGTCGCCAAATCCGCCAACAATTGTGCCAGTAGTACTAAACCCTGGGGCCGCGATTCTTGATATCTGTAAAAACGCTCTACGTATACTATCCATGCCATCTACAATACCGTCAGCTGATTCTGTATATGCTGCAACGTTGTTGCGATGTTGTTCAAGTGATGATCTCGTAGCATTTAAATATGCCTCAGGAGCAATACGTGCCTGTGCTTGCATTTCCATAACTTCCTGTATTATGGGATCAGATATGTTACCTATAGATTCTATAGGGGTAGATTGTGCAACTGATTGTATGAATCCTTGTATAGCTAAGTCAGCGTCAACTCCACTTAAATTTCCACGAACTGCTGATTGAATCATTGCTACGTATTGTTCTTTAACATTGTTTCCCATCAAATTTAAAATTTGATTTAATTCAGGACTCATGTTTGCCATCACGTCGCCAAAATTTTGGTCAGTTATAGCACGTGTCATTAGACTTGTTGTTTCATTAGCAAACTTACCATCAAAAATAGTACCAAAGACAGTGTTTACGTTTGTTTGAAAATCAATTATATTATCATAAGCGATCTGTCCAAATCTTTCAACTATATCAGATTGCGCAAATCTCACTGCTACTGTAAAGTCTATGTCTTGTGCGGCCTCTTGTCTTCTTTCTAATAGATCATCACGTTTAACACCAAGAAGATCAGCCATAGTAGTAGCTGCAACAGAACTTTTAATAAATCTATCGTACAATACACGTTCAGACTGACTATTGATATCTGCTAGTCCACCGTATCGTCTGACAATCTCTGCTTCGTCCACTAGCCTTCTCATAACTTGCCTAGCCGTATAACCAAAATCAGGAAATGCATTATCACTTTTTATAACATTGGCGAAATTAGCAAACTTGATTAAGTTGTCGCCTGCTGTACCAGGAAGATTTGCTAACATAGGCATCTGTCGTCTGTAACCAGCAAATATTTCATTTATTGATTGGCCTAGATTAGCAAATGTATCTGCCATTTCTGTATATTTGTCAGGATCCATTGAAACGCCCATGTCAATACCTGCGCGAAGAACTTTTTCCTGTTCACTAAAAATTTCACCGTATATAGCTAATACACCAGCAGTAGCGGCGGTAACACCTGCGACTCCAGTAGTTACTCCTCCTAAACGCTGCAATGTAGATGGTACTGCGCCCATTGCTGTATTACTAGAACTACCGAAATTAGCGATGCCGCCGGCGGCCATTTCTACTAATTCAGCAGTTGCCTTAATAGGATTTACATCACTCTCATATATTTTGGTTTTTATAACTTCATTTATACTCTTTACATTTGAAGTTAATTTATCAATTGTTGATTTTTCATTTTTAATCAATTTCAGCAAATCTTGAGCGTTATCACCCTGTCTTTGCATTGAATCGATAGCTTTTTTAACTTGAGCAGTATTCATACCAACTGTTCGCATGGCTTTTTCCAAAGTCTGCTCGCTAGCCCACTTGTATTGTTGATGAATACGTTTTAATTCTTTCTCAATGTTCAAAATTAACTACCTATATAATGGCATAAATATATTATAATGCAAATACTTATAGTATTTATTTGGAGAAAACCCCTATGTCTAACCCACTAATTCAGGCTTATAGAAAGCCTTCACTATACGTCACTCTACCAAGTGGCGGAAAGTATTATGATCCTAAACCAAAATTAAGTGTGGATGGTGACTTGGCAGTATATGCTATGACTGCTAGAGATGAATTGATTACAAAGACGCCGGACGCCTTGTTCAACGGTGAAGCAACTACTGCTATTATTCGTAGCTGTTGCCCTGATATTATGAATCCTGAATCTGTCCCAGTAAATGACTTATTGGTTATTCTGCTAGCTATCAGACAAGCAACGTATGGCAAAGATTTAAATGTTGACATCAAATGTCCAGCGTGTACTGAAATGAACATGTTAGCAGTTGATGCTAATAGGATACTTGCATCAGCAAGGCAAATTAAAATAGATGATCACGTTGTTCTTGAAAAAGGTTTTAAGGTAGATGTAAAGCCATATAATCTTAAAGACAGAACACTGTTGCAAATTCAACAAATAAAACAAAAGAAAATGATTGAAAGTTTAATTTCAGCTGATATTGAAGAAGATCAGAGGGGCGAGATATTTGGCCGCACTTTTGTGGAATTGGCAGAACTAACAATTAAACTAGTAGCAAATTCTATTACATCAGTTACTCCTGCTGCGGGAGAAACTGTTTCTGATGCAGAGACAATTGGTGAATGGTTACAATCAATCACAAAATCTGATTACGAACAGATTAAAGCTCTAGTTGAAAAACTTTCAGAACCAGCGATTGATACAAATTTTAAAGCCACATGTCAACATTGCGGACATGGCTGGTCAACTGATGTTGATTTAGATATTGCAAATTTTTTCGTAGGCTGATCTCCACTAGTCAGCCGCAGGCTATTGAAAAAATAATAGAGCGTTATAACAAAGATCATGATGCTACTGAAACATCATATACAGATCTAATACTACATAGTGGGGGCGCTATAAGCTATCAAGATGTGATGACTATGCCAGTCCCCGCAATACGTATACTTATTGAAACAATCAATAAACGTAATGAGGAACGTAGTTTAGCTATGCAGAAATCACGCAAATCAAGATAATTTGTCTTGTCCTGTGATAGCTTTATAATATTCAGCTGGCCAACTCTCATAATATTTTGTGTTATGCAGTTGTCCTCGTTTTTCTAAAATATCATCTTTAAGCTGTATAAAGACACAATTGGTGAAATTTTTTGCAAAATAACCACTCTGCGGGGTACTTGTAAAATATAATAGTCCTGGGTGTAGTTCTGAAAGGTATTCACAGTATTTTTCAGTAGTAACAAGTGATTCATTATTATCACCTAGCCAAGCAACTCCTATTTCATATTTTTCTTTATCAAATTTGTTTAGATCTGAAACATTCTCACGTGCATCTATAAACTGTACCAGATTGTTCAATCGTGCATGTCTAGCATATGGACATATAGGAAAACCATCGAATTTTTTTGCTTCGATAATTTCTTCAGACCATTTTAGGAAGGCCTGACAAAACTCTTCAAATGTCATTGGGATTATCTTTCTATCAGTCATAATTATCACCAAAAGTAATATTATGCTAAAGATATTTATTAATCGTATCAATTGCTCTTCGAGCAATTTCAACTTCATTAATCTTCGATTAATTTGTTGAATGTTTATAAATCTTTAATACTGATCATATATCATATCTAACGTTATAATACTTTAATCTTATATTATATTCTTCCCGCTGAGTATTCATTCACACTAAGCCCGATACAGGCCAAAGTGTGAATGAAATTTGTAAGTTAGGAAAATTTCCCATGCCTCGCAAACGCCCACATTACCATAACATAACCTTACTACAGGGAGAGGCGGTTGAGCTGTACCTCCTATTACGATGCGTCTAAACAGCGCAGGACCACCGGATGCCATGGTATCAGCATATCCAGTTACCCTCAAGATATTAGTGTCAATAGAGCTTGATCTTTTAAAAACCATTACGACAACAGAAGCAGTGTGCTTAAGGCGTCCCTGACGTCACCAGGGATAGTCTGTTGAAGCGGTTAACTAGATAAACCATTTGCATACCGTCTCACATCAGAACGGATTCGCGGCACTGATTACTGGCGTGCCAACCTTATGTCTAGTTTGTAGTAGCCTTTAATAGTATTGGGGGGGGGTTAATCGGTGCCTTTAATAGCCATTGTTTCTATAGCTTGCGTGTTAACTGATACAGACTTAAAGTCTTCCCAGAATGTAATTGTCCAGTGGCCATGATTTTCGCTTTGATATGTAATTGTGCCTGTCTAAGTAGAATTTGGTTTTGTGTCTTTTTGGAAATGCCAAATATATGCCTTTGCGATCAAACTTCATAAAAAGTAGATCAATATCTCTGTTGTCGTGTGCGTCTAGTGTTTGTTCAAGCCAGGATTCAAGTAATGGAATTGATTTATTTTGTAGTAAATGATGGAAGGGGAAATCCTTATAATTTTTACACTCACAGTTGAAGTGCTTCCAGTGATCAGGTGGAATGATGTCCCCTTTAAATGCCTTGATTTGATTTTCCGTAAGTGTACTCTTACGTGCAGCATTGACGCCGCCGACAAACGCTCCACTATGTGGAACACGTTCAAAATTGTCACCGTATATTTTGCCTAGGATTTTGCAAACATCACGTTCAAATCCTTTGCCTTTGTTTTTACTCTTGCTTGTCATATATTATTTTTTTAAGTTGTTGCAGTATATCTACTGCCAACAAATTTTTTACTTTCGTTGAGTATAAGTCCACGGGTATGTCCCATAGCTCTTTATTTTCAATACGACGAACAGACGTTATCTTATCGCCTTTATCGTATGATATTGAAGCATAAGAATATCCTATACCTTTTATCAGTATAGCATCATTAATATCAATGTCAACATCATCTTCTTGTTTGTTCATATTATATAATTATCTTCTTTTATTAAATACCTTTATGATATTACATCCGTTCAAGCATTTTAGAAAAGATCTTATAGCATCTCCTGGGGTGGGTAGGAACTTTCTTTTTTACTTGCTTTATTACAATTATAGAGATAATTTTAGAATTTTGCCTCATAATGAATTTTTTGCTAACTTATACTGTATATCTGAAGTTAAAAACAACTCACAACATAGATTGTTAACTGAACAATTTTTGAAAGATAATATGAGTACAATGATAGAATATAAAAAAATATTCAATGCTGAGTATGCTTCTATATCTAAAGATATCTCTATAATTTCTAAAATGGGTCTATTTGCTTTTTACTTTGATTTTTTTATTAATTCTTATAATTTTGTTGATAGGGATGCGTCAGCTAAGGAAATTGATTTTGATCTCAAATTAAAAATACATAATGAGTTGTTATCGAAATTAGATTTTAGCTTTATTGATAGTAAACCATATGTGTGTAATTTTCATGATCCATATTACTTGGCGGAATTCGATGTTCATATTCCTAATTATGAAATAGTAGCAATCGAACCACGTGAAGTTGACTCAATGGAACAAATACTTACGCTGTGTACTATAAAGCATATTCATTCAGATCCAACGCTAACAGCAGAAGACATGTTTAGAATATCAAAAGGAAAACAGCAGGTATTTGAAAATTATAAATGGTATACTAAAAGTCCTAATCATTTAAAATATATAAAAAATGTTTTCTATTGGGAAGATCTATTTAAAAATATTGATTGGGGAGTATGGAAAGAGTTTTTTGCTTGTTTTGAAAAAGAAGAGTTGTGGAATAAAGAAGAGGCCAATTTGAGAAATGAAATTTTGTTGTATAGTGAAAGAAATAATTTAATTTATAATGATAATAAGCATTTGTTTTTTTAAAGATTGAGGTCATGCATCAATAACCTCAATCTCTGTATTAAATGTCGTAAAGCCGTTTTCTTTTGTAACTTGTAATACATTATTTACACGCCCAACAAGTTCGTCACGGTGACTAATGAGCAGGATACTCTTGCTGCGGTCACGCTCCAATTTCTTGAGAACGCCCAGCGCACTTTCAACACCAACCGTATCCATGCCGCTGTCAACTAGTTCGTCAATACACATCAAGTTAACAGGATGGTTCATGCTTTCAAATACATCACGGAAAGCCCAGCTAAGTCCTAGGATCAGACGGTTGCGTTCACCACGACTAAGGTTATCAAAGTCCAAGTCTTGTCCAAGCTGTGTAATGCTTACGCTTAGGTCGCTTTGGAATTGAACTTCATGTGGAAGTCCAAGTTTAGTAATATAGTATTCCAAGCGACTGTTTAGGAAGCTCAAGTTTTGTTCAATAATCTTTTTGCGTATAAAGCTGTCTTTACTTGTTAACAGTTTAAGCAGGAATTCCTGATGTTCTTTTAAATCGTCCAAACGGTTAACTTCGTTCCAATCAACTTCCTGCAATCCAGTATCACGCATAATCTGAATTTGTTCCTCATATGGATCAGCTTCAGCTTCCTTGCGTTCAATATCTGTTTTAATTTTACTTAGTTTGCTTTGGTGCTCGTATGCTTCTTGTACAGTGTTGTAGTGGAGTCTTGGAGCAGGCCCAATATCACCAATGAGATCAAGTCCGGAAATATAATCATGTAACGATTCCTCTATTTCTGCAACGATTCCACGTGATTCTGCAACGAGTTCAGTTTTTGTTGCAACGATTTTATCATGCGCTTCATCATGTAACTCTTGTCCACACGCATAACATTTATGCTCAAGTGCTGCTGACAAATCTTCTTCTGCCTTAAGTAGACGTTTTGTTTCACGCTCTTTAGCAGTAGTAAGTTTTGCAATTTCACTCGTAAGTGTATCGTACTGTGTTTTGCGATCCTGCCAAACATCATACGCAGCATGTGCTTTTAATTCAGCATCAACATCAATATGTTCCAGTGCTAGTAGTTCAATACCCAAATCAACAATAGCTTTTTCTTTGTTAGAAACCCAAACACGTTGACGGCGTTCCAAGTCTTTAATAGTACCGCCAATACGTTCGTTTGCTTCTTCAATAGCACGAATCTTATATGTTTCTTCCTGAACGGCGTCTTTAGTATTTCTAACGAGTTCTTTAAGAATATCAGCCTTTTCACTAAGTTGTGTAATACCAAGTAGCTGCTCAATAAGTTCTCGTTGCTCGTTAGCCCGCATACTCAAGAATGGTTCAGTGTATGTGTTAAGTGCTAGAATATGCTTGAACATGGTGTGACTCATACCCAGCACACGTTCAATAGCTTCCTGACTTAGCCTACCCTCGCCCTGCATTTCATCAGTGCCATCGGCTGTATTATCAATATCATCAACAATAAACTTGAACACGTTGGGCTTGCGTCCACGTTCAATACGATAGTTGACGCCATCCTTTTGAAACTCACAAGTTACAAGCATTTGCTTGTTGTTTGTCTTGTTTACAAGGTTATCTTTTTTAATGTTGTATAGTGCGTTACCGTAAAGTGCGAAGCTCAATGCGTTGATGATAGTTGTTTTACCAGTACCATTACGTGAACCGTCGCCGCCCAAGTCCATGTTGTTACCCAACACAAGTGTAAGTCCAGCATTATCAAACTGCACAGCCTGTGTTACGTTACCAACACTCATAAAGTTCTTTACGGTGATATTCTTAATTTTTAGCATTATTTGTTTAGTCCATTATAGATATCAATTAGTAAACTGTTGCGAATAGTTGTGCTTTCAATAGCTTTAAGTTGCGTTAGCACAATACTGTCAACGTTCTCAATCTCGATATCTCCGCTACCCTGCCATTCTTGTGACAAGTCATCTTTCTTGCTGGGCATTAGTGCAATCTCACGAAGATTGTACTGCTTTGCAAATGTTTCCTTGATAAAGTTAGCTTCTTCATAGCTGATAGGAACATCTAAACTAATGCGGCAATAAGTGTTATTAGACAATATTTCGTCAGGATTGTCAATAAGTTTGCTGAGTGCAATGCTGCGATATTTTGGGGCACCGGGCCAAGTTTTGTATTCTACCGTACCGTCCCACTTTAGAAAAACCAATCCACGCTCATCATCCCACGCATCACTAAAGTTGTGCGGGAAAGCATTACCCATATAGATGACGTTGCCTCGTTCCTGACGCTTATGGAAGTGTCCTGAAAACACTTTTTCCGCGCGATGCATGTCTTCAGCTTTCAAACCATGTCCATGGTCTGGCATCTGAACCATTGCGTTCATGTAAAAATTAGGAAGTTCAAAATGGCCGAAAATAAACTTCGATTTTAGTTCTTTTAGTCTTTTCCATTCATCTTCCACTAGCCAAGGAACAAAGGCAACGCCATCTTCTTCGTAGATCCCATCATTGATCATACGAATATTCTTATAGCGATCCACCATTGGAATACTGTGAATCTCACGTTTCTCTCTGTAATATAAGTCGTGGTTGCCAGTAATCATTATGACTTCGTCAAACTCGTCATTTAATCTCTGTAGATTACTGGTAGTGTAGTTTAGTGTACTAACGTTAATGCTAGCACGGTTGTGGTGCCAGTCACCTAAGAAGAAACACTTGCGAATGCCACGCTTGTGTGATTCTTCAATCATCCATGTTATAAAGTTTTCACAATCGTCGTTATGTTGACGACTATTATTTTTCATACCAAAGTGGATATCGGTGAACAACACCGCTTCATCAAACATCATGTATTACTGCTCTTACTCTAGATTATCTCGTTGCATTGCTTCCCATTCTGCACTAAACAGTCTGGTTGAACTTGGGTCTAAACCTGCTTGTTCTAACAGGTCGTCTCTAATGTTTTGTCCACGCTTCTCTAAGTTAAGAACACGTGTAAAGCTGTTATTGATTGCCGCAGTGTAATACGCAAATGGGTTCTGACTCTTAGCTTCATTAAACTGCAACCCAATTTGTGTTAGTTGTAGTAGTGCTTGTCCACGCATTTCATCTACGTATGTGTATCCACGCCAGTTGCCGCGCATACTGTAGCGTTCGCATAACTTGATATACATGCTTGCTAACCGGTTGTTTGTTTTACCATGTTCAACGCTAAAGTGACCGTTGTCCAACCCACCCTGCCAATGACTACGTGCAACTTCTGTTAGTTCACCGTCGACAACTGCGATGTGTTTGTATGGAGGAAAATTGCATTTGGAATAGTTATCAGCTTCAGTTTTTGGATTAGTCTTGCGTTTTTCTTCTGGGATATGTTGAAATGTCATAAGTCTAAAAACA